AGTCGGGAAGAGTCTCAAAACCGTCATTGATGATGATAGCCGCACGCAGACCAAGGTCGGCGGTAGCAGGCTGGGAACCAGTGTAGACCTGATAGTTGTCGGCGATGCTGGAATCAAGCGCCTTCAGCATGACGATATCGCCAGCGTGCAGGGTCTTGCCAGTGGGGACAGAAACCTTCTTGACAAGGTAATCAGGAACGCGAGGATTAGTCGCGCGGCAGAGATAATTGGCCATAATAATTCAACATCCTTTCTTTGATTAGCGTACAATCGTATTGTACTTCTTAGCAATCTTAGCGAGTTCGCTATCGTTGCTTTCAGAACCGGCAAAACCGGTATTAACGCCCGGAAGACCATACGAGAACTTAAATTCGTTCTGCGCAGCCATCTCGGCGAATTCCATAGCGCATTTCGCGATGGCGTTGTCCATTTCTTCGCAAGTGCAAGTTTCCGCAAGCTTCTTCAGTTCAGCAATCTTTTCCTCGCTGAAGCACTTAGCGTACTTCTCAACGGAAGCCATGTTCTTGGCGCAAACTTCCTTCTTTTCGTACTCGGCAAGAGCCGCGCACTTTTCTTCAAGTTCGGCACACTTGGCATCAAGCTCTGCACACTTAGCATCATAGTCAGCGCACTTCGCATCCAGTTCAGCGCACTTGCCATCAAGGTCAGCCTGAAGACCAGCGCACTTTTCTTCTGCCGCTGCACAAGCTTCCTCGGAGGCCGTCAGACTGGCACACTTTTCGTCGAATTCAGCACACTTCGCAGTATACTGTTCCTCAAGCTCTGCATACTTCTGCTCAAAGTTTTCCATAGACAGACCAAGTTCGCGATAGTGACGTTCAAGATGCTTCTTAACGTCGCCACTTACAATTCCCATCTGAGATGCACGGGCAAAAGCAGCCTTAACGCCAGCCACATTAAGAACAAGCTTACCGTCCTTCACCTGATGGTGGGGATACTTCAGTTTTTCGCTTGGGGCATCTTTGTATCCATCTTCAACAACAAGATACGCTTCTTTCACAAGACTTTCGGCGTTACTTGCTTCAAGAAGCTTGCCGTAAAGCGCTTTGCCGGGATTATCCCAAGAAGTGCCTTCAACAGCCGCTTCCTTATCGTTGTCGATAGTAATGTTCACTTCGCGATTTCCTCCTTCTTCAGAATTATTTATTGCTACGGCAGAACCGTTGCAAACAATAGAATTGACCCATTCACGACCAGCTTCGCCACCATACATATTATATAAAATGTATTTGCCGGTGGGCGGCGTGCTTTCTTTGACGGGTTCAGGGTTGGCGGCGAAGTATTCCTTCATTTCGTCAATGGAACCTTCATACATAGCGCCAATTTCGCAGTTGTTTCTAAGGCTGTTGTATACAACCTTGTTTCCACCACGATTAGCTTCTTGCCGCATTTCAATACCATGCTTCATAATGTCAAGAACATTTTCTGGAATTTCGTAAGCCTTCTGTGAAGCAAAACAGAAATACTTATCATTAGATTCCTTGGCATAGTCGTCATAGGAAAATCTAAGGGACTTCAGTCTGGCGCCCTGCATGATTTCCCTAAACTTTTCACCAAGCGCGGTAATGGCGGTAATGTTGAATCTTTTAAGCTTCAACGTGCCATCTTCAAGCTGTTCTGCATCCTTAATAGCAAATTCAACAGAAACCTTAACATCGCCATCACGACGTTTCAGGATTTCAGCAACGTGCGGCAGAAGATTCTTCCACACAACAACGTTGATTCGAAGATACTGCTTGCCGTCGCGTTCAACAAGCTTTGCGTCTTTTAAGCCACTTTCAGGGACACAGCCAAAAGGAAGAATACGGTCGCGCGTAATGCGGTCGGGATATTCTTCACGGAAATGTTCCATAAAGTCATTGTGTTCACCATCAAGCGGATTCCACTTGTTATCAATTACGCCATACAGCGGCTTATTAGCAAAGCTGGGAAGCGATTCCCAAACACAATCTTCGTCAATGATACATTCATTAGGATTCCAACCAGTATGAAGTGCATCAAGTTCAAAAACAGACACATAAGGGTCTTCGTACAATAACTTCATATAGTCAACTTCATGGGTGAAGTTATCCATTTTGAACACCCCCAGTCGGTTTATTCATAGTCCAAACGTCAAGCAGCTTCTGAAGCCTGTCGGTAAGAATAAAAACCCAAACCACACGGTCTGTCTTAGACGAACGATACGAATACACGTATTCAATTCCGTTTTCAGTCAAGAACGCCTTCTGGTTCGGGCTTCCGCACCGATAAAACTTGAACTTTTCCGAAAGTTCGCCAATGTTTTCAATCCTCATAGCACCCACCAATCCTGCGCCTGCGCGTCCATATCGTAAAGGTGGTTGCCATACTGCTTCTTCTTATCAACAAGAAGAATGGCGTTGGCTACATATTTGGAATATTCGCGGGAAATCGGCGTCAAAAGGTCGTAGACGTTATGATTGCCCGCGTCTTTTGCGTCAAGCTTCACCTTTTGCAAGAAATCGTTCGTTTCAAGCGTCCATTCGTAAAGCTGATTGATAAGCGAATCAACGTCTTCGTAGTCTTCGTTTGCGCCTTCAACGCCAAGATAATTGACGTCATAGTTGAAGTTTTCTTCAATATCATTCACTTGGTCTGCCAGAAGCGGATATGCGTGTGCAAGCTGGTGATGTACCAGTTCTGCAAGTTTCGGCATAGCAAACTTAACATTAAGAACAGACTTCATTCTGTCAAGCTTCTTGTTCATCCAAAAGAACTTCTGACCAAGCTGATCGAGTTCAATTTTGACTTCATTTGAAATAAGCATTATACATCACCACCTTTATTCACCAGCATCAATAGATTCGTCGCGCGATTCAGAGCGCTTGCTATCAATTTCTTCCTTCGGTCTGCCGCCTTCGTTGGAACTCATTGTGCTGCCAAGCTGCAACGGCTTCATCTTATCCTTGATGTTCGTAAGGAAGTTTTCGATAATGTATTCGTTTTCGATTTCGAAAGGTTCAAAACCATAATGCGACATTACATAAGAAATGGGCGCGTTAGCACCAGAAAGCATCTTCAAAACGCGGTCTTGTTCTTCGTCTTCGTACAGCTTGTTGCCGTGGAACTTAACAACCCAGTCAAACTGCGTACCGCATTCAATACGGATAAGCCAGTTGACAAGATTCTGCGCGCCTGCATACATGCCATTGCTGGCATAGGCAAACAACGCACCAGTCGCAAGCTTCAGCGCAGCAGCAGATTTCTGATCAGAATTGAACAGCGCGTTAGGAATACCGGAATAGTCATAGAACGACTTGTTCGAAATGTTTTCCAGCCCTTCCATGACGCTTGTCTGGTCTGCATTGATGGGCGCTTCGGTATCAAACGGGCTTGCGAATGCAACGAAGTTTTCAGGAAGAACGCTTCTGATACTATCAATGATAGAAGACGCTTCTTTGTAGGTAATCTGCATCTTGCCCGTCGTGCTATCCGTAGGAATCTTAAAGGCAAGCACGCGCCAAAGGTCTACAACCGCTTTCTGTTTAATCAAATCACGATAGCCGATTGCGTCAAGCGCAACACCGGCAGCACCAACCATAGGCGGAACCTTAATCGGGCGATTTACGTCAAACAGGAAACACCAGCCGTCATACGGCGACACCGGCATATACTGATAGGGTGCAATCGCAGCGCGCGAATATTTGTGACTTGCCACCAGTTCTTCACGTTTTCTGCAAAACGCTTCGTATGCCGCCCACAGTTCGGGAACTTGCGTCTGCTGGAAAGCAAACCTATCAAAATAGGTCAAGTCAATAGAAAACAGGTAGCCGAATGTCCACGGCGCCGTAATATAGCAGAATTCAGACGGAAGGTCAATCATGTCAAATGTGTCGCGCGTTCTATTGAACCACACAAATGCCACGCCGTCCTTACACGCCTTGTTATCAATCTTGCGAATCTGATATGGAATGTTCAGCTTCCGAAGGAAACTAAGAACCTTGTTGTAGCTTGCCCTGAATTCAGGTGACTTCGCCTTTTCCGCAAGGTTGGGCGTTGCACAACGCAAATCATAGTGATATGACTTGATGTCTGACAACAGGCTTGCCGCCCTGCCATACTGCAAGTTCGCGTTTTCAAGATAGTGTGAAAGCAGTCTAAGGTTTTCTGCGTTCTGTTCTGGGTGCTGAAGCCAATCTTGAAGATTATCACTTGTCGCAGAACCAGACGTGAACGCAATGTTTTGCATTAAACTTTCGCTGAAAATGGGATTATAGATACCTTTTTCAGAAAGGGAATATGCAACTGCTTCAAGGTCTTTAATATTAGTGCTGATTTTGTTCGCGAAATACATCGACCCACGGTCACTTCGCATGAAGTCACAGAACTGCTGAATTGATTCAAGCTGTTCTGGCGTTGCGTTTTTGCGCGGTCGACCACGCGAACGCTTTTCATCTGCCAAGCAGATTCACCCCTTTCATCTAAAGATTCGTCCGAATTTGTTCCCGACACGCACATTAGAAGAAAGGCTTCTGTTCATGCTTGAAATGGCGGAATACATATCGTCGTCATTTAGTCCCTTCAGCAGTTCAGTGTCAAGAAGGGACGCGTAATAGTTTAAGTAAATCAGAGAAACAATTCGGTCTTTTGTCAAACGTTTCGGTTCAACAAGTCGGAAATTACCACCGACAACATACACGGTAAGCGAAAGTGCTTCGTTGATAAGCTGCGTAGTTTGTTCAAACGGAGCAAGCAACCAAGGCCTTCCGCCCCAATCGCCAACTTCGTCAGTGTAGAATCTGAAACCAATGTCCTTTGCGAAATCCTTTTCAACTTCGTCTGGCTGTTCAAGAAGTTTAATCATGCCGGTCTTCAATTTATCCTTAAAGATAACAGCCATCTTACTGTTTAATTCAGCGGTACCATAAATGGGATAAATGCAAGGAATCGCATTCGGATTGATGGTCTGTTGCATATACTCTTCATACTTGTGTGCGATTGTTTCATGATATGCAACCGTAATCGGCGGGTAATCAACACCACGGATGTCATCATGAATGACGTCTGTCATGATATTGAAAATAGCATTGCCAAGATTTCGGAAGTCCATTACAAGCGTATCCGCTTCGAAATCCGTCATAATTTGACGGATACGAAGCGCCTGCGCAGGAGCGCCAACACCATTGGAGATTTCAGAATACACAATCTGCCGTTCGTATCCTTTTCCACGCTTCGGAATAAGTCTTGCAACATTGATTGCAGTGTTATCCGAACCACGCGCAGCAGAAGAAGCCAAGTCGACACCAACCAGTCGTATTTCGCCCGGAAGCTTTGGCATACGATACTTTTGCTTTCCAGAAGCGACTTCTTCTGGGCGCTTTGGATAGAACGCTTGCTTCAATACACGCGCTTTATCAAAGTCTTCATAAGAAAAGAAGGCGTTTTCATCAATACCGTAGGGTATATTTTGATACTCGCATTGGAAGGATATTAGGTCAGAACTTTTTCGCTCCGATGCAATTTCACGCGGTGACTTGATTCCATGTTCCAAGCTTGTCAAATAGTCAAACGCCATAAACACAGTGCTGTCCTTAGACTGAATGCCAGTTTTATCACCATAAATACTAATAACAATCTGTTGAATCGTATAAGGGAACCACCAGTTTATTTTAAGACCGGCAGAACTAATAGAAATCATTTTTGATTCTTCGGTTAAGTGACTATATTGCGGCAACCGTCGGAACGGAGCAGGTCTAACATAACGCATGGGGGAAACAACAGAATCAAGAAGGTCTTTGCGCTTCATACTGTTGCATTCTTCACGGATAATACAAGTTGCTCGATTCATATGTTATCCTATTGGCTTTTTATCCAATAGTTCTTATAGTTGTAGTTCCTATAAGGTCGGCGTACCTTTTCACCTGAATGTCAGGGGCGGGGACTCTTGGTTGCATTATATTCTGAATATCAGTTTCAGCAACTACGCTCTGCGTGTGAACACACTTTTAGATGCGTCCTTCCACTCGGATTAGCATTTCAGCCTTCCCGATTTCTTCCCCACTTTAGAAAAACTAAGTGTCACCACTTAGCGAGGCAATCGTTCAAGTACATTGTATTTTCCGTAAATATCAGCAAATCTGTTTCGCTTCCTATCTAAGAATATAGTAGAATCGTCGTATAGGAAGTGCATAAACATGTCTACATTCTTCATTCCACCAATCACAAGCCGAAGCGCAGCCTGTGTTCCGTTTAATCCGCAAATATATGAGCTAATACCAAATTCATATAGCTTGGTTCGCAAAGCTTCGATGAATTTTACAGAGGCGCAGCAGAAGTCGCACCGCGGGCACTTCCTTTGTTTGTTTTCACAAACACATCCGTCCCCGTCAAAAAATCCTCTAATGAAATGTCTAACCAAATCTTCACGAAGCGTTGGGAATTCTATGCACTTGCTTTTTCGTTCAATACATCCGTTTTTTATAAGGTCTTCAACCATTTTTGTGCAATATATGCGGATAAGACAGAATTTTGCAGGATTTCCACTAATAGCACAAATAGTGTCGCCCAAAAAGACGGGAATATTGCCATCTATGCTTTTAACGAATTTGCGTAGATGGTCGCTATCTGATTGTTGTAGTTGAATACCAAGTTCACCTTGTCTTACATTCCCAGTTTCCGTTTTTTGAACACAAACCCATCCGTCGGCATACATAAATCCAAGCCAGTACGCTTTTTCTTCCGTATCTATAGTTTCAAAAAAGTCTTTATTATAATGATACTTGCTTTTCTTCAAACCAAGGCGATTAACCTTCAAGTCGATTGCCGTCTTCGTTCTTCCAAGCTTTTCACCCATTTCACGATAAGTCATCGTCTTATAATTTTCTTTAATGAAGTCTAATTCTTCATTTGTCCATTCGCCATTACGCATAACGAGTTCCTTTCATAAATGAAATTTAATTTCGTTGGCGAAGTAAATTAAATAAAATTACCTCTTGAATTGTCTGACAATGATATAACCGTAATCTTCGAACCGTTGACAAACTCAACAATTCTATTGTTTTCGTTCATCGTTATCTTTGTAATTTCACGCTGAACGTTTGGATAATCATCGTAAAACCCTTGAATCTTACCAAGGATAACACCTGCCTGCCCCTTGGTTGACGAAACAACAACAATTTCGCTTTTAGGATAAAGTGACGCTATGCAAATAGCACCAAGACCAACAATCCACGACTTTGCCGTTGCACGAGATGCGGAAATTGTAATTTCGTCCTTCGCACCAATTTCATACAGCATCATCTTCTGATAGTCATGAAGCGTTTTAATCTGAAAGTAGTGTTCGGCGTACAACTGAATGTTGCGCCGATATAGCGTAGCCCAGTCCTTGATTCGTTTCAAGCGGCTTTCGCTGATTTCCGTTTTCTTGATAACACCGCGTGGTCTTTTGCGGATATCCGCAGACTTTTCGTTGCTACCAAACGGATTATAGTTAGTCGTGTTTCTCGCCATCGTCATCACCATCAACATCAAGATAGACGCCACTGATATCTTCAGGTTTGAAGTCTTCAGCTTCCTTGTCCATCTTGTCCATTACGACGCGGAAATCACGCGACATGCCAATATAGTTACGAACAGCGCGGTCATAAGTGCGCTTAACGTATTCGTCAATACCTTCAACGTCTTTGAACAGCTTCTTGTTTTCAAGCCATTCGGCAGGCGACATTGTTTCAACGTCCTTAAGCCAGACGCCAAACGCAGCAGTAGACTTGCTACTGGTGCTTTCCTTCAGCTTATCAGGCGTAATTGAACACTTATCCATCAGCATGGTAAGCGTTTCGTAGTCGGACTTCTTAAGCTCGCCGCCTTCTTCGCGCGTCTTACGCATCTTTAGCTGTTGAAGACAAACTTCTTTAATGAGCATATCAACACCCTTTTCGTCGGTGTCTTTTGTCTTCGCCCATTCGTTGTATTCGTTTTCAAGGAACACATAGTCATCGTCTTCAAAACCAATGCCCCACTTCTTTTCAAGCGCGGACATCTTCTTGTTGTATGCCTGTTCAATAACTTCCGTCACGGGCTTGTCGGTCGTCTTATCTTCATAGCCTTCGGGACGGTCATTCTTGTAAACATCAAACGTTAAGTCTGCTTCTTCGTTGGTGCGATAGACACCTTGCAGGATTGTAAGATACTTACCAAACAGCGAAGTCTTCGTATTGACAGCAATCTTATCAATGTCACTTTCGGTTTCTTCTTCTTCAACACCGTTGATTGCGTTTACAGTCGCTTGCATACCATTCTTTTCAAGCGCCTTCATCAGCATACTATATGCCTTACTGTCGTAGCGGTAGTTCAAGCAGCGACACACTTCATAGATTGCAATATCAATGCGACCGTGCATCTGATAGAAGTAATTAAATAGGTATGTGCAACAGTCGATACACACGCTAAGGCGTCCCGACGTGTCTAAGAAATCGTAGCTTTTGTAAAACCGCCTAATATCCTTTTCGTTCGTGCAATAACGGCACTTTGCCTTTCGGATATCGCGGTCTTTTGTTTTTGCTTCGGCGATGGTCAGCGGTGCCGACCTGTCCATAGTCTTGGTCTTTCTCATGCGACCACCTTCCTAAAATAGTAAAAGCCACCCGAAGGTGGCTTTCGTCTAAAATTAAGTCAAATCAATAAAGTATTCAGCCGTCTTACCATGACCGGGCGTAAGTTCAATAATCATAGCACCCGGGTTAGACCCCTTACTAAGCGACATGGCAAAATCGTCAATACCAATAATAGAAGGACATCTGGAAACAAACTTCTTTACACCAACGTCTTCGCTATAGTGGTGATGAAGGTGTGCTGCAACAACACCGTCAACGGCAACGCCATACATATTAGAAAGGTCTTTGATAGCCTTTTCCATATCCTTCATTTCGCCATGAACACCAAGGATATTATATCCAGCGATATTATCGAAGATGTTGCCGGATGGGTTTTCAATCAGTTCAAAGTTAGGATTATACTTCATGCGCGCCTTAATATAGGCAATCACAATCTTAGACATGTTTTCGTCTTTGAACGTGCCGCGCGGCTGATTAAACATACGAAGTTCGGAATGATTGCCAGCAACCATGTGGTAACGAACATTCACAACAGACGTAAGTTCGTTAAGCCATTCACTGATGAACTCCATATACTTAACAGTGCCGTCAACAACACCATATCGAAGCTTTGTCAACTGACCAATACGAAGGACGCCATCGGTAAAGTCGCCCATCGAAAACACGTGAAGCGTTCCAATATCGTGTTCATGACAAAACTGCTTAACATAATCAAGAAGCTTTGCCATGCGTTCTGCGAAAATTTCGGGGCTGTAGGCATTGATGATTTCGCCCATTAACCCCTTGATTTCAAATTCCGATCCAAAATGGTCGTCCCCCGCCACAAGGATATATTCCTTGTTACCGTTTCGTCCATCATAAGCGACTTCGGGGATGGGAAGCGGCTCAAGATTTTCAATCGCGCCAAGAAGCTTTTCGACAATCAGTTCGTCACGAGCATTTTCGCGAAGCCAACTGTTGTATTCCATCTTTTCGGTCTGAAGACGAATACGTTCCTTCTTCAGTTCATTGCTTGCGACACGAATGCTTTCAAGCTGTTCCTGTCCGTCAACAAGCTTTGCGCGGTTTGCTTCAAACAGCTTCTTAAAGGAAGTGTAGTCTTTACGATACTTACTTTCGGTATATTCATAATTAAGTTCTTTGTTCAGAAGCTTTGCGACTTCATCCCAAGAACCAATCAGGTCTTTGTTCTCGCAGATTCTAAAAATGTATTCAACCTCGCCTTCAGCGGGGTTTCTATGGAAGTTAGGCATTTTCGTCTTCCTCCGGTTCTAAAATTTCTTCGTCAGAATCATTTGTGGTCTTGTCATGGAACCAGTTTCCATACCCAGCTTCACGCAACTTCTTCCCAAAGAAGTGACCCATAGTCGGGTATTCTTCATTCGGATAAATTCCATCTTCAACACCCTTGCGGTATTCGTTTGCAAGGGCACCCTTCTTCATCATGAACCGACGACGTTCAAGAATATCAGGGTGAAAGTTTTCGCGGAACCACCGCACTTTCTTAAAGCGACTACCTTCTGGATAGATGATTGTATTGTCGTCACGCACAACCATACTTTTACCAAGCTGTGCCGTTTCCTTTGCGGCGGCGTTAGAAGAATTGATAAGGTCTTCCAGTGTCTTTTCGCCATTCGACATGTACGGCGTGACAGATTCAACAAATCCTTCCGGAACAACTGTGTCCACGCCATAGTACAGCATGTGCCAAGGCTTTTCGAAGTCAATCATTGGCTTGAAATAGCCGAACTGCCAAATTTCTTCATCTTGGACATAGCGCGGAAAGTCAAGTCGCTGCCACTTGCTACGAATGTTTACGCCATTGAAGTCAACAGTCTTTCTTTGTAAAAGCTGTGCATAGATTGCAGGCCCAACTTCTTCAAGCACTTC